CCATCTGGATCGGCTGCTGGATTTTGCTGATCGACAGCACGGGCCGCGCAGGCGTAGGAACCCCGTCTATCGAGAACCCCAGCCGCTGCCTCTTCGCTGCCTCGTCCCACTGCTGCTCGGGCACCTGGAACCGTAGGTCGTCCTTCTCCCGGTCCCTCTGCTTGCCCTCCGCCTCCTGGCTGGCCTTGAACCTCTTCTTGGCCTGCTCAAGGAGTTCCTCCTCGGGAGTCTCGGACTTGTCGTGCTCGGCGTCGTCGTCGATGTCCTGCACCTTGAGGTCGTCCATTGAGGTTCTCCTAGTACAACTCGGTCCAGCCGAGGGCACCGAACACGGAAGAGTTGGCGGCTGCAATGTTGCGGGCGATCAGGGCTACGTTTCCGATTGGACTTGTGGCATTCACCGTCCCGAATCCATTCCGCACCAGCGGCAGCTTCGACGAGGTCTCGCGACTGATGACGCTCTTACCCAGATTCGTAGACGCTGCATACCCTTCAGCCACTATGATCCCACTCGATGCCGTATAGACTGCCGTAGAACTCACCCGCATTCCCGAGTAGGTGCCGTTCACGTCGGCCCAGCCAGTGTTGTCGAGCGTGGCCCCATAGATGAGCTTCCAGTAGATCGAATCCGCAGAACTAACAAACACCTCGACGTTCTCTATGTACGCCGTGGCCTGGTTGGCTATCGATCCGCCCGCTGGACAGTTGGGGTCCACATGCAGAGCCAAGACCAACACGTCGGTGTTGTTCACGGTGACAGGCGTAATCAGGTTCGACGCACTGAACTTGTACCCTCGGTCAGAGTCGAACCCTCCCTCACTCGCTACCATCGAGCAAATCTGGTGTAGATCAGCGATGCCAGTTGTCGTCCCGGTGGCCTCAATCCGATATGTGATCGGGAGGTTCGCCGTGGTCATATACACCGTAGCCAGTGAGTTGGTGTTCAAGAACTGATGAACTGGGTGGAAGAACCCGACCCGCACCCGACCCACGCCGAGCCACTCGAGGTCGATGCCCAGGATCTGAGACTTCGTGAAGTCCAGCGTGACGCCCGACGGACCAGAGCCAAGCATCGGGTCGATATTCCATGACGCCTGCGCCACGGTAGCTGTGTCGGAGGCTGATCCACCCGCGAACGTCCGACGCACTATAGACGGTGCCGTCCCGGTGAACTGTAGGAATATGCCGTTGCTCGCATCGAAGAGCCCAATCTGACGCTTGACGTTGGTGCTGTCCCCGATGAGGGGAACCATCGTCACGAAGACTAGCTGCGACTTCCCGGGCTGATAGCGGATGTACTGCCGCGTCTGTCTCTGTGCAATCCCTCCCACCGTGGTCCCACTAGGCAGTCTGAGCCGTGCGGTAGCCTCATTCGGTAGATGCGTGACGGTCGGCGTCTCAGTCGCTACCGTAATCGTGTCGGCCCAGAGCAGTGGACTGGTGTCGTACTGCATCTGGGAGGCAAATAGCCCCGCAGGCTCAGACACCCGGAGTCGGCCGAATGCGTCGGATGAAGGCGAATCCGCAAGCTGGAAATACGACTGTCTCAGATAACTCACAACACCCTCCACTGAGACCCATCGCAGATCAGCATCAGGTTCTCACCCTGTAATACTAGGGGCTGACTCGCCGCGTCCTCGACGAGTTCGCCCGGCCTGCCCTGCACGACCACCGTGTTCGCGCTCGAGTCAATCTTCTTGACGTGCAGCAGCCGCCCATTGCTCGAGGCCGACGCCGGTAACAGCACGCTGATAGACCCTCCCGTAGCGTCCGCCAGGACAGAGTCGTCACCCGCTCCGATGAAGTACGGCCCGACTACCGTCGTGACCTGATTCGATGCGGAGTTGCTCTGATCCATCGCTATCTAGGCACTCTTGGTCTTTGGACTCTCTTTGTCCCACCTGTTGTGGCATCTACGACACAGCCAACGAACCATGAGCGGCTGAGAATAGTCGGAATGGGCAGCGTCGGGCTTGCATTCCTTCTTGCACAATTCGCAAGACTTGGGACGGACCAGAATCCCATCAATGAGTGCCCTATTGACGGCTGTGCTCGCCCTTCCAACAATTCGCAGCCTGTGAGCGTTCCGCTTTTGCCACAGTTTGATGGATTGGCTAACCTTTTCGCGGTTAGCCTCGGCCCACGCCTTCTTGTCTCTATAGCGTGATTCCGGTGTCCGCGCCAAGTCATAAACTCTGCGCTCCGCACGATGCGCTGCGTTGTAGCGAGCGATCCGTATAGCAGTACAAACGCGACATCTGGGATCGAGCCCATCGCGGCGTGTACTGTCACGCTGGAATTCACCGAGTTCCTTTTCTGCTTTGCAGGTACAGCATCGCTTTGTGGTCATGCACCATTACAGCACCTCACGTCCACGACCATTCCATCGGCATCGACTGCATCTTCGCCCGCTTGCGGTCCACCGGAATCCTATGCCGTACAGACAACCCCCTGAAGGAATCCGCAGCGTGACTAGACCAATCGTGAACCGGGGATGGCTTGAACTCCTGAAGCCTCTCATTGAAGTCCCGCCTGTAGTGCAGCAAGGCATCGAGCCCCGCCCCACAGTTGGCCTCGTCAAAGTAACACCGGGGGAAGAGCAGGCGGGCTGCATCTATCCCGGCCTCTACCTCTCCCTTGTTAGCGTCACCCGTAAGGCGCGGCGTTACCTCAAAGACGATCCCGAGCTCCTTGGCCGCCGACACGCGAGTCTTGCCGGTTCCATAGTCGCGCTGAACGATGTCGTGTGGGCCGTAGTGAGTGCCGTAAGTGTAGTGGCGCTCAGCCGTGCGTCGCTGGAGCATCTGGGCGTAGTGCGGGAGGCCCTCTCCGCTCGCCTCGTAGTAGTCAATGAGACGCACCTCACCAGACCGCAGGCTTTGGCTAAACCAGATCGCAGTGGGGTCGAGGGTGCCGATGTCCCAGTCCGTATCGACAGGGAGGCTTGGATCGTGCGGCACACGTCCAATACGGCCCTCCTTGCGGGCCTCTGCTATCAGGTCGCCATAGATCGCGCCCTTGATCGCCGCTTCTGGCGAGAGGAACCACTCCTGGTCAAACTCGGACTGCGTCATCACGCCCTGCAGTACCAGCTTGCGGTCGTCTTCGAGGGCGCGGGTCAGGGCGGTCACGGTTGGGCCAGACTCTGAGCGCAGGGACTCGTCTATGTCCTGCCAGACTGAGTACCACTCGTCGCTTACCTTTGCCGCCTGGTAGATGTCGTACAACTGATCCTTGCCGATAATCGTGCCGCCGAATATCGCGTACCCGAGATGGTCCCCGAGGGCCTTCGACAGCACCTCGCCGAACGTCCTCCCCGGTATCTGCCCGTACTCATCGAGGCTGACCCCACTCAATGCGGGGCCGCGCAGTGAGTCAGGGTCGTCCGCGCCGATGAGCCGCAGTTTGTTGCCGGTGGGGTATGTGACCTCAAGTTCGGAATTGTTCTGCTTCACTCCGGGGATAGGGCGACTGAACTCCTTCAACATGTCCCATGCAACGAGTTTCGCCTGCTTCAGTGTTGGCATGACGTGCCAGTACACACGATGAGGCAGGAGCTTGCGGAGCTCACCCTCATCAGCGTCGGGAAGCAAGTAGCGTAGCCGGGACAGTTCCCACTCGTCATCCATTGCGGCTCGCTGGTGATGGTTGAGGATTGCGGTTGTTTTTCCAGCGCGACGATGCAGCACAAGGGCGGACCAACGCTTGAAAGAGGAATGCAGCTTCCTCGCCCAAGTCCTCGGCGCATACGGGATCTCTACTCGCTGCTTTTCCAAGTGATCTCGATACCGCCCTTGTGCGTCACTTGCTCCTCGAGGAGGCCCATGTGCTTGAAGAGCATCTCTAGAGGCTTGATCTTGTCGTGGAGCTCAAGGCGCAGCACCCTGTCTGCAGCGCCATCCCCCGGGTCCACGTTAGCCAGCCTCGGCTCAATGCGCTTCACCGCCTGGCGCAGGGCGAGCGGCCAGTCCTTGAGGGGCTTGAGGGCGTAGTTGTCGTCGTAGATGGCTGTGATGTCCGAGTAGGCCAGGGCGGCGGCGGTCCTCAGTGCGCGGTCTGGATCGATGAGGTCGGCTAGCCGCTCCTGTGCCTTGGCTATGACCTGGGGGGCCTTCCCGCCGTGGTTCCGGCACACAAACCCGCCAGCGATTGCGGGCCGCCGGCAGGGCTTCCCTGAGCCCTTGGCAGTTGCCCGGCAATTCACCTTGGGGTTGTATTTTCTCATGGGGTGGGCGTACACTCCGTTTCGGGAGGGGCACAGTGGGCAAGCGGTTTCTTCGGATCATCCTTCTGGGCTTGGGGCTGGCCTGCGGGATGGAGGTCAGCCGTACCACCCCCTACCTTGGCCTGCCTTTCGAGCCTGCGCCTGTGTTCCTTGACTGCTACCAGCAGGCCAAGTGGAATGGTCAGCAGTTCGTGGCTACTGGGCGGGAGATCTGTCTCGGAGCTCACTAGGTCACTTCCCCATCGACATGAGGGTGGCGAGGGTTGTAGGCTTGCCCTCTTTGGCCTTATCACTCAGGGCACCCTGTAGATAGGCCAGGACGTTCGACACGCTCGGGGGACTGCTGGTTTCGTCGGTGTTGTACCACTGCTCGGCCTCTGGATAGCCCAGTACGCCTCCCAGGAGCCTCGTCACGGGGCGCAGCGCAC